ATTTTCTACCCTTGGATTTCTTTCCAGGCTTCTTCTTCTTGTTTTTTTTCTTTTTCTTTTTTGACATATTCCTCTTTGTTAATGACTTCGTAAGTTGCTCTACAACCATCTGGAGTAGCAGCACTAGCTTGTTGCATAGCTTTAACATCGTCTGTTGAAGAATACAATATCTCTTTCTTAAGAGTATTACCCGTAGAGAGATCCCATATTTTAACTAAATAATCCATATTGTTTCTTATTTTTGTTGAAAGGATGAGCTTATATAAGTAAAAAAAATATTAAACGCACACAACCTATCTTCCTTGTCCACGATACTTCTTATAACTAAGTTTTTCTGATTTATTAAGACGTTTCTTATGCCGACCTATTTTAGGTTTAGATCGTTTTACGTAATTGTTAACACCCCACTTTGGTTTTGCCATTTAAATAATACACCTATCAGCAAAGAGGATTAGCAATAAACTATTCTAAAGCAACGTACTTTAAAATGGTTCTAATGTGTGGAGGACTCCTCTCGTTCTCAACTTCGTTGAGATTTTGGCCTCCCCCTCCCGAAAGTCGGGGTCGGCAAATGACGCTTCGTGCCGAAGCGACTCATTACTGCGAAAGAACTAGAGTTCTCTCGCCCTCTCTCCCAGCGATCGATTAAGTTAAGTCTATATTGACATTAATGTTTCCCTCGAATGAATGTCTAACTTTATCGGGAGCTCTTAACCCCACCCGATCTAGTATATCTCTACTCGCTTCGAGCTGAACATATTCAGATCGAGCACCACTAGATAACTCGATCAATCTCTTACTCGCACTAACTGCACCAAGTCCCAGAGTATTAGCAATACACTTGCTCATATAACTCTGTACCTTTGGTAAACGTAGTGTGCGAGATGCACTTACTCTACCTGCTTCAGCACTACCTTTTATAGAATAACCAGCCTTTTCTGACGCTTCCTTAATAGAACATCCTGTTGCTACGATAGTATCAACTAATGCTTTCTGTTTATCTGTTAACTCGTCAGTCATAATTCTATTCTGCCACTAACGTTAGTGGACAATTAGAATCCTCTTGTCAAGCATTATTATGATACTTTAGTTCATAATGATATGCACAATACTACATCTAGTCGAAAACCCCATCGGTTTTCGAACTTTCCCGCTAGATGCAATAGCATCTACGAGAACCGCAAATGGTTCTCGCACTCTCCTTGCAATAGAGTATTCTCTCAAAATTGATCCACCTGTCGCTAAATAAGTTTGAAAATCGTAAACGATTTACAACTAAACTTATTTATCTACCTAGAATAAACGAATCAATTTCGCTGCGAGTACACCTAATACCACACATCGGGATAACCGATATTAACAAGGACTCCCCCTCGCTGTTGCTCGGTTTCCCATCTGTCAACAGGACAATATTTCCACATATATAAACAAGAATATATTGTCGCATCTAAAGATGCCAAGCTGTTGACATTGATAGGCCCACACCTCGTTAATTAATCGGTTACCCGATATGGGTATTCATTAATCATTAACAGAAAGGATATATTATGATGTTTCGTGAATTAAATAACTTCATAGATACTATGTTAACTGACTCTGAAAAGAACAGAGTTAAAGAACTTCATAGTGTAAGAAATGAAGATAATAAGGATATTATAGATAGTGAGTTATTTATAATATATAATAAAGCTAATATGAAAGGAGTTGTATATGACAACAATTAGTGAAGTAAAAGAGTTTGATTTCTCTAATGATAGAATTGAAGAAATGAGAAGTTTCTTTGAATCTAGAAAAGAAGAAATCAAAAAAGGATTAGTTGATTATTTTAATCAAGTAATTGCACCTGATGCTGAAGACAAGAATTGGTCTTGGATTGCATCAGCTAATGCAAGTACACTAATCCAAACTTGGAGATATCATTTAGATAGATGTCAACAAACTCTAGACAAAACACTAGATAAAATGAAAGATTTATCTAGAGAAGATAATGGAACTGAAATAGCACTTGTGCAAATGGAAAAGATTATATTTGCAAAGAATGCACAGATCCTAAATGTAGAAAGAGCACAATATGCTTTAGATACATTAATGGAACATTATCCAAAAGTTTTTGGAAAAGAGTATTCTATTGTATCTAAAGGTAAAAACAAAACTGATGTTAAGAAAGATCCTAAAGCACAAAAATGGATCAAAGAACAATTAACATTGAATATATAATATATCAAATTAAGCCCTGTCTTCTTCGGAAGATGGGGCTTTTTTTATCCTCGTGGAAAAAAAACGTGAAAGAACGAGAGTTCTCTCACACTCTCTCCCCGTAAGATGTAAGTTGATACCGAATGAATAATAAAGGAGTTAAAATGAGAATCGCAAGAGTAGTACAAATAACTTTACTGTTACTGATATTAATATTATTTATATATATAGCAATAGTAGATGAAACACACATAGTAACGATGTTTTATGCATCGGTATGTATGATTGTTGTAATAGGTCTATGGTTAATGAGAGGAACAGAAGAATTTGTTGACTATATGAATGAACAAATAAGAAATGAAAGGAGTAAAAATGACAGAAGCTAAAGCTAAAGTAAAAGCTGATCCTGTAATCAATTGGAAAACTTTCCAAAAGAATACATTAGATATGTTACCAGTTAAAGCTCTTAAAGGTAGAGCTTTATGGATGGGTATATTTGTATATATATATCTAGGTTTAGGTGGTGGTTTTATAACAAGCTGTTTATTCTTGAATATAAATCCAACATTGATTCTATCTATAATTGGAGCACCAATATGGATAGGATTAGTTTTCTTAACAAAGAAAATAACTGATATCGTTTATGAATATACACCTGAAGATACAGTAATAAAATCTGATGACACAAATACAAATACTAAATCAAATTCCAAAGATTAATTGGATTTGGTGGTTTGATATTAAAATGATGTTAGCCCTTTTGGGTGTAATATTATTTTACATAGTAATAATAGATCAACTAAAGGAGTAGATATGTTGTGGTTAATAACATTCTGCATTATTGCAGGATACATAATCCATAAAGCTGATAAGTTTATGGAAGGAAAAACATTATCGATAATTAAACTAGAGGAAGGAGATAAGGATGATATTTAAAGCCATTATAATAGTATATACAATGCTATTTATGGCTATGGTTATGTATCATTTCTTATAAGAGTGAGTATGAATAAAATATTACAACTGTTAAAGATGATACCGAACAAGTATCATATGATGATATGGAATAAAGAAAAACTGTTCTATTCGGTATTGATAATAATAATATTAGTATATCTAATTCAATGAAGATAATCACACTAGCAATAATGCTATGCCTATTAAATAGCTGTACAGAATTTGCAATGATTGCAAGTGGAACAAGCCTGGCAGTAAATCAAAATATATATAGTAAAATGTATAATGGGACTAATGTCTTAACAGTTATAGGAACTGAAAAAGATATTAAAACCCATATAATAAATAAAATTAAAAAGGAAAAAAATGAACACAAGTAATATGATAGATAAAATGCATTTGATTGGTCAATTAAAAGTTATTCTTGAAATGATTATATCTTTACAAGAAAAGAAAACTCAACTTGAACAACAAATAAATAAACTAGAAAAGAAAGATAAAAATGAACAAAGTAAATCAATTGACTAGAGAAAAAATAGAAAAGCTTCAAGACGATTATGGTGAATGTAAAATAACAACGAAACAATTCACAGAAGAATTGACAAAGTTGGGATTTAATACACCAGAAGAAGTAGAAGATCTTATGCAAATAGCTGAAGATGCTAGATATGAACATAAGATAAATCAAATGAAAAATAAAGAAAAGTATATAGTCAAAGACGATCAAGGTAATGAGATCGATGCAAGAGAAACTATATTACCAATCGGAAAGGAGTAATAAATGAAAGATCAAGCAAAGATATTTGAAACAAAAGAATACAATAAATTCAAGTATTTAAAAGGTAATCGTTCTATCCAAGAAACTTGGGTTAGAAAATTAGTAGATCTAATTAAAGAGAACGATTTAGAAATACCTATCATTGTAAATGAAAAAATGGAAATCCAAGATGGACAACATAGATTAGAAGCATACAAAATTGTAGGCTTACCAGTTAAATATATTGTCAAAGATAAATTTAGTTTAGATGATGTGAGATCACTAAATTCTAATACTAAAAGATGGACATTAACAGATTATATGATGTCCTATGTTAAATTGGGCAATAGAGAATACCAACTATTAGAATGGTTTGTTAAAACATACGAACTTGGTATTCCAATGTCTATTGCTATGCTAAATAATAAAGGTTTTACTGATAGTAGAATCTTTAGAGAATATAAAGATGGAGAATTTAAGATCGAAGATCTTGAATGGGGAAAGACTCAAGCCAGAAGAATTATCTGGACTGGAGAGTATTTCCAATACTATAAGAAAAGACAGTTCATTTGTGCAATGTTATCTGTCTTTAAAAATAAAACTTTCAAGTGGGAAATATTTAAGAAAAGACTTGAAGGTAAATCAAGTAAGTTAAGAAATCAAGGTTCTAGAAATGATTTTATAGTGAATATAGAAAGAGTCTATAATCACGGAACTAATCCAAAGAATAAAATCAGATTAGAACTATATGATTATAAAAGATAGAAAGGAAAGAAAGATGAAACCAGTACGAAGTAATGAACTTCAGCATCTAGAACGAACTGTTGAAAGAAAGTTCGATGATAGAGAGTCTGAAATTAAATCAGAAAACGAAAACGAAATTCAATCTTTATCTGATAAAAATCTAGAAAGATTTAAAAAGAGATTGAATATCAAAGCTAAAGCTCAAGCAGTTGTTAACGCAAAGAAAGAACTTGATGATTTTGTTAATTCAAAAGAACGAATTGAACAAAAGCTTCAGTTAAAACTAGATAGTGTAGTTAAAACATTCTATGAACAAATGGAAAATTGGAATAGAATTAGACGTTGGAAATATGATTTTGATAAAAAAGATCAAGATTCAGATTCCTTTGAGCATATCTTTAATGCTTTATGTAAACAAGAAACTGAAAAAGCTTTTTATAACAGTCCAAAAGGACAAGCTTTAAAAGTTCTTAATAAACAAAAAGAAAGAGCTCAAAACATAATTTATTCTGGTGATAGTATCCAAAATGTATGGAGATATCTTGGTCAAGTA